AAATTTTATTTTTTACAGGTGTGTGACAGGGATGTGTGTGAGTAGGGAAATGCCCCGCTTAAGGTGCGGGCATATTCCCAACATCACACGCTCCATCCCTAACGCGCGAGAAAGAAGAGGATGAAAAATGAAATTGAAAATCACGCTTGATGATTTAAAAGCAATACTACAACAGTACTATCCGACGATTTCACACAAAACTGCCGGTCGTATCATTCGAGATATAGAAATTCAAAGTGAGATAAATCAGAAGGACGAAAAATAATGATGCAGATATTTCTACAAATGATTCCACCGACTACTACGGCGCAACAAAAAAAGGTCAACTTCAAGACCAAGACCATTTATGCAAATAGCAGCGCAGTCGATGCAAGAAACAAGTACCGCGCTCATCTAGCTGCACACGTCCCTAATAAACCGATTGATGGTCCGATCACATTGAGTATCATCTGGGGATTTCCTGCAGGTAAACACAAAAATGGTGAGCCGTGTACGAATAAACCTGATTTAGATAACGCAAATAAAATGCTACAGGACGTAATGCAGGAACTAGGATTCTTCAAAGATGACAAGAACATCGTTCAATTGAACCTAAGTAAGATTTGGACTTGGCACCCTGGAGTGATGATAGAAATCAAGAAAGTAGGAGAATATGAATAATAAAAAAACATTAGAACAAGAACAAAAATCATTACTAAAACCATTTCCATTCAATAGTGAAGAAGAATATTTATTGAAACTAGCAGATGGTAGATATGTTGTTGCGTATTGGGAATTTAATAGTTTTATTTCGCAGTATGGCGATGGCAATCCTATCGAAGAAAAAATCGGAAGCATTGTTTCTTTAAAGGACTTAGGAGTATGAAGAATAAAGAAAAATGCAACTTTAATGAAATTAGATTTAGTTCAACAGATACATTTAGTGGGCATACATTTCAAGTGTTGTGCAAGAATAAGATTATTTATGAACGCACTTATTTAGCAGATACAGGTCAAAAAAAGTTAATAGACTTCTTTAATTGGTTGGAACAAGAATATAAACCACCAATTCTTGATGATGTTGAAAAGGCTTATTTATCAGCAGTAATAAAGCCGTTTAGAAAAAAAGTGGGATACGTTAAGAAAATAGATTGTGGAAAAAAAGAATTTTTAAAAATTTACTTGGAAGATGATAGTATCCCATTTCCATTCTTTACAAAAGGCACAATGTACACAGGAATGGAAGTAGATAAAAAATACACCTTAGAGAAACTTGGGTTATGAGTAAATGTGAGCAAGCACTAGATTGGAGTGAAGAATGATGTTTTTAACAGGAGCCATCTGCTTTATAGCAGGATACTTTCTTTGCTTAGTTGTTGTAGCTGCTGTAAATGTGGCAGGAGGAAATGACAGATGATTTATAAAAGAGATGCAGAACGTGACCGATTAAAAGACCAAGGTCGAGAGCTATACGAAAAAATTGAAGCAACCAAGAAAGCACTCAGAAACAATCAACACACAGAAATAAATAGCTTTGATTTATTTCTGATGGAGCAGAAGTTCAAGAGAATTGTTGAGAAGCTAATGCAATATGATGACTGTATTTGAAGCAATCGAAACACCGATTTTTTCAATAGAAGACCTTAGAAAAATATTCAAAACAGAATTATCACTTCTTCAAGCAAAGAAAAAAATGTATGGAAGGGAACCATACGAGGAACAGATAAAAGCAGTCGAGACCGTAAAAGGTCTAATCGAACAAGCATTCATGGAAAGAAGAAATAAACTTTAGGAGGGCTAATGAAATGCCAAGAAATACTTTGATGGATTTGAACAACCACCTTTTTGCAGAGTTAGAAAGACTAGGAGATGAGGATCTAACGCAGGAAGAACTTGAAAAAGAGATAGCAAGAGCTGATGCAATCACAAAGGTAGGAAGCGTACTAGTCAATAATGCAAAGACAGCACTGGAGGCGACTAAAACGCAGCTGGAATATGGAAGATGCAATAGCGTACAGATTCCAGAGATGCTGTTAGAGAACAAGAAACATGAGAAGCAATAGAGTTTTCACTGACGAGCAAGAACAGTGGATTCGTGATAATGCAAAAGGGACAGGAAATGTAGAACTGACCAATAAGTTCAATGAACACTTTGGGGAGCAACGAAAACCACAGCAGTTAAAAACTTGGAAGAAAAATCATAAAGTCTCTAGTGGCTTAACTGGTTGGTTCGAAAAGGGCAGAATTGACAAACACAAGGGCGATCACAGTTTCAGAATTCCAAACAGCGAGAAGACTAGATTTAAAAAAGGGAATTGCCCTAAGAACCATCTTCCAGTAGGAACGACCGTCAAAAACACAGATGGCTACTTCCAAACAAAAGTGGCAGAGCCAAACAAGTGGAAGCTTACACACAGACTTATTTGGGAAGAAGCAAATGGTCCTATTCCGAAGGACTACACAGTGACCTTCTTGGATAAGAATAAAGAAAATCTAGAACTGAGCAATCTAGCACTGCTATCACGAAGAGCACAGATTGTCGCACAACATCATTATGGGCTGTCTGAAGACCAAGAAATAAGTAAGTCGGTGATTCAGTTAAGCGAGCTACAAGTAAAGCGAAACAGCCTGCAGAAGAGGCTGAAGGAGGACAACAAATGAACTACGAAGATCCATACAGAGAAGACCTGCAAGTGATTGATCGTGAGCTGCGAAACCACTATGAATACAGACGTCAGCTTGAAGCTGTAAATGAACGTATTGCCGAGATTGATGCACAGCTTACATCGATTGGGAGTCCTAGAATCATGAGTCCGGAGGAAGCGAAGTACCAAAAAGGTACTAGAATCTACAGTGATGTCAATATGCTGGAGTTATTCCAGGAACAGGACCAACTTATAAAGCAGAAGCAAGACCTACTTTACTTGATCAGCAGAGTGCAGGTGAAGCTAAACAAGCTGGATAAGGTAGATATGCAGCTTATTGAACAGAGGTACAAGTACAAGAAAACTTTAAGGGATTTGGCACAGAATACCTATAACGGCAAAAGCACAATGTCTAGAAAACTGGATGATATTTTGCTAAAACTTCTGTAAAAATAAATTTTGGGACATGTCCCACGACTTTTAGATGTATAATGGCGTTAGGCGAAAACCATGAGCAATCAGCTTGTGGTTTTTTTCGTATGCACATTCGAAGCTATCAGCTTAATTTGAAATCACCCTAAAACTATTCATATGAGTACTCCTTTTGTGTTTAATCTTTCCATGTACTAGCTTTCCGGCTGATAGTTTCCAATGTGTGTGACGACGACGTAGAAAGGGGCAAGCCTATGAAGAAATTAACAGACAAGCAAAAGCGTTTCTGTGAAGAGTATGTGGTCGATCTCAATGCAATACGTGCTTACAAGTTAGTATACACTAACTGTAAAAGCGATAGAACAGCATCTGCTAATTCTAGTAGACTGCTAGCAAATGCTAACGTTGCCGCGTATGTGCGTGAGCTGAAGGAGCAGATTGCTCAAGATGCTAAGATAACTGCAGCCGATGTACTTAAAGACCTTATTGAAGTTAAAAATAGATGTATGCAAGCTACGCCTGTGAAGGTGTGGGACTCAGATTCACATTCGTATGTTGATTCCGATGCAGAATTTACCTTTGATAGCAAAGGAGCTAATACGGCCTTGAAGCTGATAGGTGAGCATCTAGGTATGTTCCAAAAGAAAGTTGAACTATCAGGTGGACTAGAAACAAAGCAGTCTAAGGTCGATGATGTAATCGAACAATTGAAGGTTGCTGATGAAGAATGAGCGATTTGCGATTAATCTTATCACCTAAGTTCAAAGCGTTTCTAAAGTATGATGCAGAACTGGAAGCGCTTGAAGGCTCAACTGCTGCAGGAAAGACAACCGTTGGGGTCTACAAGTTTATCTTGAAGGTTTGGCAATCCCCTAAGAAGCTTCACATCATCGCAGGTGATGATACAGGTACGGTAGAAAAGAACCTGATTAACAAAGACCTTGGGATTTTGGATGACTTCGGGGATTTGGTTGAGTACCGCGGCAATGGCTCCAAAGAGTACAAGATGCCACACTTGATCGTGCATGCCACAACTGGAGACAAGATTGTCTTTATCGTTGGCTATTCCACAAAAGAGAAATGGAAGGATGCATTAGGTGGCCAGTACGGTTGTCTACTTATCGATGAGGTAAATACAGCTAACATGGAATTTGTGCGCGAGTCTATTATGCGTGCAGACTATACCATGATGACATTGAACCCCGATGACCCATCACTCCCTGTATACAAGGAGTACATCAACCGTTGCCGTCCTATTCAGAAATGGACGAAAGAAACACCACAGGAGATTTTAAATGACCTAAACGAACCGGAGCATCCAAACTGGATACACTGGTTTTTTAATTTTGATGATAACTACGGATTATCCGCAGAAAAGAAAAAGCAGATCATCGAATCAGTGCCTGTTGGCACAAAACTTTGGAAGAACAAAATCAAGGGGCTTCGTGGAAGAGCCACAGGGCTTGTTTTTAGCAACTTTGAGCGTAAGACGAATGTTATTACGTACGAGCGATTAATCGCTCAAATAGGCGGCAAAGACAAACTCAGGAAGGCCTTTAAGGTTTTCACGGTAGGTATCGATACAGCTTACTCACAAAAGTCACCTGATACGATTGCGATGTTGTTCCAAGGGATAACAGTTGATGGCAAATTGATCACGCTTGATGAAGAAGTTTACAACAACGCGGACCTACAGATTCCGATTGCACCAAGTGATACAGTCCAAAGACTAGTGGACTTTGGAGAACGCAATCGAGAGAAGTGGGGATATGCGAAGTACATGTTCTTGGATTCAGCTGATCAAGCGACCATAACGGAGTGGCAGAAATACAAACGCTTGAATGGTAGCATCTACGAGGTGATACCTGCATACAAGAAAACAAAGATTATTGACCGTATCAACCTACAGCTAGGATGGATTGCCAAAGGTAATTACCTAGTGCTGGAACACTGCAAGAATCACATACATGAGCTGGAAGTGTACAGTTGGAAGGAAAACAAATATGAACCTGAAGATGGTAACGACCATACGATTAATGCAAATCAGTATGCTTGGCTGCCATTTAAGAGAGAAATAGGAATTGGAGGAAAGTAACCAATGGGTATTGGAATGAACATCAAGCAAGCTATTCAATCATGGCTTGAAATAAAACCTGCTGATCGAGAAGCGGTAACGATTGACGAAGCCTACGATTATGAATTTAATGCGGGTATAAACCGAGTATGGATGCGTGGCCAACCAGCAGAATTATCAGCGCTCTATAAGCAGATAAAGGATACTGACAACAAGAATGCCACATTCTGGGGAGCAACACCGTCTACACCGATTCACAAGATTCATACAGGCTTGCCAGGATTAACGGTAAGAGTGCTAACGGATATTGTTATTCGTGATTTGAATAAAATCGAAGTCAATAAGCGTAATGACGAATGGCAGAAGATTGCAGATGATAACAATCTGAAGAAATTATTCAAGCAAGCAATCAAAGATACTCTGTATGTTGGGGATGGTGCTTTCAAGATTTCAGTTGATAGCGATGTTTCGGATGAGCCAATCATTGAGTTTTATCCAGGAGATAAGATTGATCTAATCTACAAGCGTGGAAGATTAGTGGAAATTGTTTTTAAAACGGTTAAGATTCAAGAAGGCACAACACGTAAGTACTTACTAAAGGAACGCTATGGATATGGCTATGTTAAGTACGAGCTGTTCCATATCAACGGATATAGTTTGGATCAGACGGACCTTTATGAGCTAGAAGAAACAAAGGACCTAGTCGATGTGCAGTTTGGCGGATATGATGAGGAAACAAAAACAAAGGGAAGCTTTATGATGGCAATCCCTTTTTCAATTTTTGAATCAACAATGTACAAAGGTCGAGGAGAGTCAATTTTTGATAAGAAAAAGGACTCGTACGACGCTTTAGATGAGGTTGTTTCGCAATGGGCAGATGCAGTTAGAGCAGGGCGTGCGACAAAGTATATTCCTGATTCGTTAGTGCCTAAAGGCGCTAATGGAATGGACCTTCTACCAAATGACTTTGATGATCGCTTTATAAAAACAGGAAACGCTATTGGTGAAGATGCAAAACAGCAAATCAGCGTTGTGCAGCCTTCAATCCCAACAGAGAACTATCTGCAGAGCTACATTACTTATTTGGACCTATGCCTACAAGGCTTGATTAGTCCATCCACATTAGGCATTGATACAAAGAAGTTAGAGAATGCTGAAGCTCAGCGAGAGAAAGAGAAAACAACACTGTATACAAGAAACGCAATCATTGAAGCCTTTACAGAGATGATTCCTAAGCTAATAACAAGTGTGCTTATGGTAAAAGACGGAATGACTAATAAGGGCTTGTCACAATTACTTGATCTTGACGTGAATGTTGATTTCGGAGAGTATGCAAATCCATCGTTTGAAGCTGTTGTTGAGACAGTTACAAAGGCTAAGCAAGGTGGTGTTATGTCAATTAGAACAGCGCTTGATGAGATGTATGGCGAATCTAAAGAAGATGCTTGGAAAGATGAAGAAGCACAACGTATTGCTGAAGAAAGTGGTGCTGTGCAGCTGCCTGAACCGAATGTACCTGCAGATATGGATATGCTTAGTTAATGGAATACGATATTGCTGAAGCGTTTAGACGTATAGAGCTTGAACTGATTTCGTCTATGAAACGTAACTGGCAAAGGCACAATGAAGAAGAAAATAAATACGGCTTCACCTGGTCTAGATGGCAGGCGGAACAATTAAAGTCTTTGGAGGAATTTAAAAAGAAAAATCCAAGACTTTTTTCTTCGGAATTCAAAGCAATCAATGAGCAGTTTCTTGATAGCATTCTTGGCCAAAAAGAAACAAACTTCTTTGGAGTGCATTCCCGCAAGGTACAGGCTTTAGTTAAAGCGACGACCGGTGATCTAGTGAAGGCTGAACATGCTATGCTGCGTAAAGCTAACGATGAGTACCGCAAAGTCATCTACAATGCTCAAACGTATTTAGCAAGTGGCGCAGGAACACTTGATAAAGCGATTGATATGGCCAGTAATGATTTTCTTACTAGAGGCATTAATTGTGTTGTGTACAAAGGTGGCAGACACGTCAACATGGCAACGTACTCAGAGATGTCATTACGTACAACAAATAAGCGAATTGGCATGTATGCAGATGGTGCTAAACGTCAGGAGTTAGGTGTACATACCGTAAAGGTATCAAAGTATGGTATGTGTTCTAAAACCTGCCAACCATGGCAGGGACGTGTGTATGTTGATGATGTGTATAGTGGAGGAACACCTGAAGAAGCTGAAGAACTTAACTTACCTTTGTTGAGCACGGCTATATCTGGTGGCTTATTCCATCCAAACTGTAAACATCACTTAAGCACTTATTATCCTGGCATGGATAACAACGATGATGGTGATCCAAGACAACCAACATATGAGAATCCACCAGGCACACAAGAGCATCACTACCTACAGCATCAGATCCAGCGTGAAAGAAGACTACAGGTCGGCTCTTTAAGTGAAGATAAAATTAGAGAACATGCTGATAAAGAACAACGCTTAATAGGGCTTGATGAGAAGTATGTAAAACAAGCAGAGCAGTACGATAAAGAACGTTTCATGGCAATACGCGATGGGGAGATGATGGGCGCGAATTTACAAGGTGACTATAAGGATATTCCGATAGAAGTGTTACAGGGAGTAGATAAAGCTTTACATAACTTAATAGATAAAGAAATCCCTTCTTTAAAGAACGGGATTAGCGAAATCTGTTTCAAACCTATGAATTTTAAAAACTTAATGTCAATAAAAAATCTAGATAGTGATTTGAGAAGCGTATTGAATATAAATAGTAACTATTTTTCTAATGCTAAAGCTATTGAAAAAATATCGGAACTGTACTATACGGAACTATCGCCTAAAAAGACATTAGAAGATTATTTGAGACATGAGTTATGCCATGTGTTAGAGGATAAATACAATATTAGGATAAACACAGATAGTGTGGGAGTTCCTAATGTTGAAAAAATCATTAATGACTGTAATCAACATACATATGCGACTGAGTTATTAGATGAAGCTCTGGAAAAATGCGGATTAAATAAATCGGATGAAATTATTAGTAAATATATTTCAAAATATGCTACATATACCGATAGCGAAGCCGTAGCTGAGGCATTTTCTAGTATAGCTAACAATAAAGTTTGTAATACGATTAAATCTCTGGTAAAATCAAAATGGATAGGAGGTAAAATATGATTCCGATTATTGGTAAATTAATCTCTGGAAAAATTGAATTTATTCACAATGATGTAATTGTGAAAAAAGGAGTCGTACTAACTCCAGAAGAGCAAGAAGAATTCGATTTACTTAGAGAAGCGCTACATTCAGAAGATAGATAATAAGTTTTTTATCAAGCATCCTAGAGCAGGGTGCTTTTTTCATGCATGAAAGGAGAAAGGGAATGGTGCAAGTAAAAGTCACACAGGATTATTTCGATAGAGAGCGAGATAAGTTGATGAATGTTGATGATCAATTTGAATGCTCTCAAGAACGTGCTGAGCTTCTTACAATGTTCGGAGTGGTGAAAATTGTAAGAGAAGACGAAGAAATTATCGAAGAAACAGAAGTCACTGCAGAAGAGTAGTGATTTTTTTATGGCCAATCACGACAAGCCTAAAAACTGTGCGTGTTTGATTTAAGGGAGACACCCAAAAAAACAGGAGGAACTATGAAAGACGTATTAAAGTATCCGCTTCACATTCAGTTTTTTGCTGATGATGGAGCACAACCAAACACAGGAGATGGAAATGACAACAACGGTGCTTCACCTAGCGCGCAAGGAGCAAATTCAAGCGTTTCTATCGACTACGACAAGATTGCTGATGTTTTAGACAAGCGTGGATCACAAGCTCAATATGCTGCCCTGAAAGGGTATCTAAAGGAGCAAGGCGTATCTGCTGATGAAATGGATAAGGCAATCAAAGAATTTAAGGATAAGAAAGAAGCTGACAAGCAGTCTAAAGAAAAAGAACAAGCAGATATGCTTGCAGAAAATCAGCGTTTAAAGCTACAGATTCAAAACATTGAAATTGATAAGAAGATTTCAGAACTTGCTGAAGGTGTTAGCGCTGAAAAATTACCTTTCTTAGCAAAACTTATTGATCGTTCCAAGTTGTTAAACGATAAAGGGGAAATTAATGAAGATAGCGTTAAAGCCGCTATCGAAGAGGTAGTAAAGGCCTTCCCTGATTTCAAGGTACAGGCTGGAGCGACAACACAAGGTTTTACAAAAATCGGAGCAGATGGCTCCAACTCAAAGGCATCACTAGATGATGTCCTTGCCAAAAATTTTGGTGTTAAAAAATAGGAGGAATTTAAATGACAAATACAATCGAATATGCAAAGAAGTATGTACCACTCTTAGATCAGGTTTATGCACTCGCATCATTAACAGCCGATCTAGAATCTGATCCAGAACTAGCTAAAGAAGGAGCAAACGCAAATGAAATCGTTATTCCTAAGTTAGAGATGGATGGTTTAGGAAAGTATGACCGTAACGAAGGTTACACAAAGGGCAACGTTAAGTTCAAGTATGAAACTGTTAAGTTTAACTATGAGCGTGGACGTGCGTTCAATGTAGACAACATGGATGAAGAAGAAACAATGAACGTGATTGCTCCAAAGATTATGGGCGAATTCACACGTACAAAGGTAGCGCCTGAAGGAGACGCATTTACTTTTGCTAAGTTAGCAGGTAAGACAGGCGTTTCAAGCGCAACTGGAACCTTAGCTACTGGAGAAGATGCAGTTAAAGCTCTACGTGCAGCATCTACAAAGATGGATGAAGACCAGGTTCCAACAGAAAGCCGTATCCTTTACATCACGCCTACATTAAAGGGCTTGATTGATGATCTAGACACAACAAAGTCTAAGGCTGTTTTAAACAAGTTCTCAAAGGTTGTAGAAGTTCCACAAGCTCGTTTCTACACAACAATTGATTTACTTGATGGTAAGACAAGCGGTGAAGAAGCTGGTGGTTTCAAGAAGAATACATCCGGTAAGGAAATCAACTTTATGATTGTTGAAAAGTCTGCAATCTTAAAGTACAACAAGCACATTGCGCCAAAGATTGTTACACCTGATCAAAATCAAACAGCAGACGGCTATATCTTTGGCTACCGCAAGTATGGCTTAGTAGACGTGTACGAAAACAAACTCGCTGGTGTATATTGCCATCACGTTGCTTAATAAGAGGTATAGATTATGGCAGAAACAGTAGGAAAAATCTTTGCTGAAGACGTGAAACTGGAAACGGTTGAACAAGTTGATTCAATCGTTGAACCGGAAATTCAGCCTGAAATCGAAGAAACAGATAAGAAAAGCAACAAGAAATGAGGTGATGTAAATGCAATACGTCGATAAAGCGTATTACAAGGGCACCTATAACGGTATTATCTTGACTGAGGATAATGCTGATAGATATTTAACGATTGCTTCGCGGCAAGTTAACACTATTTGTAGAGGAAGAATTGAAGGGATGGGCTTTGACAGCCTATCCCCTTTTCGTAAGTCTTCTATACAAGAGGTGGTCTGCCGGCAAGCAGAATTTCTTTATCAAAATGAAAGCATGTTGGAAACATACTTAAGTAGCTACGCAATCAACGGTGTTTCAATGCAGTTTGGCCAATCATGGAATCTACATGTAGAAGGTGGCATCGCAATGCCTGAAGAATTGTATCAAATACTGCTTAGAACTGGGCTTTGCTATAGAGGTTTTGGCTATTATGGGTAGTTGGCCATCTTTGGTTTTACCACAGTTCTGCAAGACTCCAATTCATCTGATTTTCCATCAAGAAGGAATTGATGAAGATGGCGCACCAATCAAAGCTTTAGAGTTGGATTCATTGTGCAATTATCAAGGCTCTGCAAAGCGCGTACGTACCGATAAAGAGACGTTTGTGCAATTGACGGGTATTTGCCTATTTAACGGAGATATAGCCCCTAGCGTGCTTGAAATTGGTACAGGCGAGGCGATTATCTTCGGAGAGAAGAGGACTATCGTTTCTGGGAAGAAGGCACGCAACCCTGATGGTAGCGTGAATTATTGTGAGGTAGATCTTGGGTAAGGTTAGAATCCATTACGGAAACGTTGCTACATTGCGAGATGGATTACGGCAGGCGTTGTACAAGACGGCTGATGCTATCCGCACAGATGTGCGAGATAAGCAAGTGATACCGTTTGATAAAGGAACCCTGCAGGAGAACACGTTCGTTGATGATACGCGTAATCCTGATAACGCTTATGTAGTTTCATCCACTCCATACGCTCGCAGGCTTTATTTTCATCCGGAATACAACTTCCGTACAGAAAATAATGAGCATGCAGGTGGTAAGTGGTTTGAACCGTGGACCTCTAAAGGCAAATATGCAGGTTGGGTAAAAAGACGATTTGAATCGTTTGTAAAGGAGTGTGCAGATGTCTAGTACAATGAGACTTTATGAAATTAGAAACTGGTTGAAAACACTAAATTTATTTGAGCATTACTATATCGGTAAGTTAGATCAGAAGCCTGATAAGGCAATAGGTGTTTATCAGTTGTCTAGTTCTGGTAGTCCAATAACAGCATTAGGAAACAAGTCCTCTTACAACGTTAAACGCGCATCGTTATTAATTCACTGGAACAACAATGCCAGAGAAACCGATGAAGCGGCAAATACGCTTTTTGAAACAATCATGAATGCAAAACATCCAACTATAGGTGATTGGAAAGTGCAGTTTATTAACATGCTAGTCCCAGAACCACAAGACGTTGGAACGGATGATAAAGGAATCTATGAATCAGTCATAGAAATTGAAATATATTACGAAAGGAAATAAAATCATATGTCTGAAAAATATACAGGTGTATTCCCAGTATTCAACAATGAATTCAAGTTTGATATTGGCACAAAAGATACTCCAAAGAAGGTTAATGTAGCGGATTTGGAGTCATTTTCAGTATCATTCTCTAATGGTATTGAAAACTGGAATCCGATGGATACAAAAGGTTGGCAGCGTGGTCTGATGACCTCCAAGTCTTTGAAGATTGAATTCAAAGGTAAGAGAAACATCGGCGACGAAGGAAACGACTACATTGCTTCTCTTGCTTTCAAGACAGGCAAGGAAGCTACGATTCCATTTGAATGGACGATGGTAAGTGGTGCAAAGTTAGCCTTCAATGCAATTGTGGATGTCACATCTGCAGAAGGCGGAGACTCAACAAATGTTGGAGCGTTAGAGTTCACTGTTAACTCTGATGGAAAGCCAACTTATACTCCGGCAGTTTAAAAACAAAAAAATAGAAAGGAATGGGCGGTCAAGACGGCTGCCCTTTTAAATGTATATGGGAAAAATTATCGATATTAGTGCAAAGCTCGTAAATGAGCCTAAGTTCTTACAAGTTGCAGAAGGGAAAACTTATAAAGTTGACGACCGCAAAAATACAGTTCTACAGATGAACGCATTGCTTAATGATGGTGCAGCTTCCGTAGAAGGAATCGATAAGGCTATTAAGTTAGGTCTTGGAGAAGAGGCTTTTAAAGAAATTGAAGCAATGGAGTTATCTATTACAGCTTATCAATCACTATTTATTGGCATGATGGCGCTTGTTACAGATAAGTCATTTGAAGAAATGGAGCAGACTTTTCGTAACACCACAGCATAACGATGAGTCTTACTATGACTTGTTTGAGGATTGGGATTTAATCGATGCTTCAGTTACTCAGCAATACGGAATCCGTTTAAGATATGAGCCTGAAATGCAGTGGGGAGAGTTCTGTACTCTACTTACTGGATTAAATGGTGATACGCCATTAGGGCATGTGGTTGATGTTAGATCCACTACGGATAAAGAACGCATCAAAAACATGTCTGCAAGCGATAAAAGGATACGAGCTGAGTGGCAGGCAAGACAGAGCAATAAACCTATCGATAGCAAGTCCTATATGCAGTCTATGAGAGCCCTTGAAGAAGCCATGAAGGCATTGGCTTCATAGAAATGAGAGGTGATTAGATGGCAACAGAAGTAGGGTCCGTTGAATTAGGTGTCAAGCTTAACGACAATCTTGAAAAAGATGTAGCGAAAGTTGCGAATAAGGCGGATAGCATCTTAACCGGTAGGTTTAATGCTATTGGCGCTACGATTGGCAAAGTATTGGCTATTACAGCTTTAGCGAGATTCGGATCGCAATGTATTCAATTGGGCTCTGACCTTGCTGAAGTCCAAAACGTTGTTGACGTTACATTCCCTACAATGTCAAAACGTGTAGACGAATTTGCACGTAACGCAATAACAAGTATTGGCATGTCGCAAAAGGTAGCCAAAGAGTACATGGGACAACTTGGTTCTATGGCGCAGGCATTTGGTTACGGAGAAGCTGCATCGTACGATATGGCTTCAGCTATTACGACATTAACAGGTGATGTGGCATCGTTCTATAATCTATCGAATGATGAGGCATTCACTAAGTTGAAATCTGTATTTACAGGTGAAACAGAATCACTCAAGAGCTTGGGTGTCGTTATGACTCAATCAGCTCTTGATGAATATGCTTTGGCGAACGGCTTCGGTAAAACAACAGCCAAGATGTCAGAGCAAGAAAAGGTAGCATTACGATTAGCATTCGTACAGAACGCGCTTTCTAATGCTGCAGGAGACTTCGAAAGAACATCGGACGGTTGGGCAAATAGTACACGTGTCCTATCGCTTCGTTTTGAAGAGCTAAAGGCGACAATTGGCCAAGGTTTGATAAATGTATTAACTCCAATTATTGGCGTCATAAACGTCATTCTAGGAGGTCTACAGACACTTGCTAATTACTTCGTTGCATTCACCAGATTATTAACTGGTGGTAAAGGTGCGGCAGGTGCTACAGGTGCAATAGCTTCCAATATAGGTAAGGCTGGTGCCGCTGCAGGTGGATTAACCTCTGGACTTGGTAAGGCAGGTAAAGCGGCGGATAAATTAAAAGGAGCCCTTGCTGGCTTCGATGATTTAAACGTATTGCATGACTCAGAGGACTCAGACTCCGGAGGAGGTGGAGGCGCTGGAGGTGGTGGTGCTGACTTTGGATCTTTAGGTATTCCTGATGGCTCGATTGACATGAGCGGAGTAGACGAGATCTACAATCGCGTTAAAGGAGTGTTCGATAAAGTTACTGGATTTTTAAAAGACCACAAAGTAATCATCACTTCACTTTTAGGTGGAATGTTTGCAGGATTTGCGACTTTTGGAATCATAAAGAATTGGAGTGCTATTAAAGGTGTATTCACTGGACTTTTAGCACCTCTAAAGGCATTAGCAACAGGGTTTTCTACTTTCTTCACAGGCATAGCTAACGGTGAAGGAGTGCTGACATCGCTGCAGGCAGTCTTTGGTACAGCGACTGGAACGGCTTTATTCTTCGCTGCGATTGTAGCTGCAGTATCTGCAGCGCTTATTTATTTGTATCAGACAAGTAGTGATTTTAGAGCTTTAGTACAGACAGCACTAGATAGCTTGTTAGGCATCCTAAGCAATCTATGGAATAACGTTTTAGTTCCTTTAGGTGCATTTTTGCTAGATGTGTTCAATACGGTCATCGTACCGATTGCTACCTTCTTAGCAGAGGTGTTTGTTAAAGCTGTTGATGTGCTCTTTAGCGGACTGCTTTCACTTTGGAATAACGTACTTGCACCAATAGCCAATTTCTTGGTAACAGTCCTAAGCATTGCATTAAAAACAATTGTAGATGTGTGGAATGGCTGGAAACCTGCCATTGAAGCAATTGGAGAGGGTGTTGCATGGGTTTGGAACAATATCTTATCTCCACTAGCGGACTTCATTAAAGGGGCAATGCTGGATGCATTTGCGGTTCTTGGCAAATTCGTTGATGAGTTGTTGAAGAGTGCAACTTCGATGTTCAAAGGCTTTTCTGATTTCTTGATTGGTATCTTCACATTAGATGTTGATAAAGCTATGCAAGGAGTCCAGGAAATCCTTCGTACATTCTTAGGATTCTTGGATAGAGTTTTCGGAACAAATTTCAGCTCATCGTTTAAGTTTATCAACGGAATCGTAATGGCGTTCTTCAGTGGAACACAACAAATTTTCGATGGTATCAAACAGATATTTGGTGGCTTGATTAATTTTGTCCAGGGAATTTTCACAGGAAATTGGAAACAAGCTTGGCAGGGTATTGTCGATATCTTCGGTGGTATTTTCAGTACGATTTCAGGCGTGGTAAAAGGGCCAATCAATGCGGTTATTGCTATCGTCAATGGTGCAATTAATCGGATCAACGGTGTAGGCTTCACCGTACCGGATTGGGTACCTATTATCGGTGGTAAAGGCTTCCGAGTAGATTTACCTAATATTCCGGCATTAGCGCAAGGTGGATATGTTGGAGCAAATGCTCCGCGATTAGCTTTAATTGGTGATAACCGCCATGAAGGTGAAATCGTTTCGCCTGAGAGTAAGATCTATGAACAGACCAAACGCGCGATAGATGATGCGTTGATGGCATCACAAGGCGGTAATGGTCAAGAAGTAATAATCCAATTAATGTATGAAATCCTAGAGACACTACAAAATCTAGGAATCGTGATTGACCGAGATAAATTACTAAAACTAATAGATCAAAGAAATAAACAACTACAGTTAGCAAAGGGAGGTTAAAGCATGATTGATTATGAATTGATAAAAATTAAAATTGATGGGAAAGATCTCCCTGCGCCGACTAAGTTTGAACCTGAATATGGTGATTTGGATAGTGAAAGTTCGTTGCGTGACGTTAAAAAAGGAATCATGCATCGTATGCGTATTCGTTCCCGTGTGTTGAAGATTGCACTGGCTTATGCCATCGATGACCTAGAAGTAGTTTCAGAAGTAATGAATATGCTGGAACCACCAGAGTTCATGGTTGAAACATTTGATATTAAAACACTGCGGCGTAAAACGTACAAAATGTATTGCAGTAAATGTAAATTTAAGTACATCGCTATTGGTGATGGCATTTATAGCCAAGGATATACCTTTGATTTAACGGAGTGCTAGAATATGAAAGTCTATATAAAAAAAGGAACTGCAACACCTGTTGAAATAACAGACCTAGTTGTATCGTTCAATTCGTCTAACAGCATGCAAGAGGATAGACTTTTGGGTAATACTCCAAGCATGATGTTGGATCTCGATTTAAACAATACAGATGGTGTTCTTAGTGATTGTGCTGGGAACACCTTTTTGATTGATTTAAAAGAAGTGGATAGTACGGAAATTCCGACACAAGAATTCATCGTCCAAGAAGCTCCAGAGAAATACACAAAAAAGTTATCGCTGAATTTGTATGACGTGATGATTAAGTTCAATAAGCCATACAAGAGCTCGTTAACGTATGAAAAGGATAAATATCCTACTATCTCTCAACAATTAGATGAGATGTCTAATTTGGCTGGTGTCAGAATCGATAAAACAGGGTTATCAAATACTGTACTGAACAAAAAGGCTCAGTGGATAGACACCACAATTATTATGCGCGATTACATTGGATGGATTGCTGAGTTAAGCGGTACAAATGCACTCATCAACGAGTCGAACACGCTTATTTTTAGAAATCTCTTTACCGCTGATCATGACATAGAATTTACATCGGATTTTGAAAAAACAGATCTGATAACCATCTCACGTGTTGCGTATGATGACGGTGTTAATTTGATTGCTTCAGGAAACGATACAGGAAAGACAATTTATATTGATGCAAACAATTCCTATTGCGATAGCCAAACCTATACAGATGCTATTTTAGCGAAGTATAATGGCCAATCGTTCTACGGTATGTCAGGTTTAAAAACCTTTGGCAAAGATACGATTAAATTAGGCGATACGGCCACGTATGACGGCAATAAGTGTATCGTGCTAAGCATTAAGCGAAAATATGTAGGTGCACAATCTGTTGTCGAACTTGACGGAGAGGTTGCATTAAAAAATGTCGATTCTGTTGTTACTAAGGTTTCCGATAAAGTAAGAATTAAACGTCTCCAGGTAAAAGTTGATCAAGACGCTAACAAGCTTGAAATCGTTGCAAAGAATCTTGAAGATGCAAAAGGTGATGTAGGTAATCTACAAGTTGAAACAAACAAAATTAAGACACAAGTCGAAAATATTTCTGCTGGAACAGTTTCTGGCACAAAGCAATACTATCTGCAAACGACATCAGAAGATAAACCATCCAAAACAGATTCAACGTGGTCTACCACAAAGCCACCGTCAATAGCTGGTCAGCATATGTGGTACATGCTCGCGGATGTATTGGCCAATGGTTCTGAAATTAAACATGATCCATTTGAACTGACGGGCATTAAAGGCGATGCAGGCAGGGGGATTGTTGGTAGTCCTAAGCTGACATATCAAGCGAGTACGAGCTCTGTAGTACCTCCAACTGGGCAGTGGTTAGAGAATATACCACTGGTCAATGAAGGTTACACGTTGTGGACTAAAATCACATATACCTACAGTGATAAAACAACATCAGATGTATATTCTCCGTCAATAGCAGGTAAAGCAGGTAGGGGTATCAAACAGGTGTATCCTGAATACTATTTGTCAACTTCCAAGACTGAAGTAACAGGCGGTACATGGAGCGCAACTCAACCCGAGAAGACAAAAGATGCGTGGATATGGGTACGATACAAAACCGTATTTACAGATGAAAGTACAGGATATTCAGATGGTGTACTAGACGAGGTACTGAATGACTTAGTCGATATATCAATCAGTAACAAGTCAAACATCGCTCAGTTGAATGACAGTATTACTCATCTTGTAGTCCAAACGAGCGAAACTAAAAATGAACTTAAAACCGTGCAAACAGGATTAAGTACTTTAGGGAAACAAACTGCTGATGGATTTAATAGAACGGTCCAAAAATCGGAATATGATAAGACAATCAATGAAATAGAAGAACAACTTGATAATAAAGGTCTTCACATCGGATCCGATAAGGAGGATACAGTTACTACTATTGACGCAAGCGGTGTCAGTGTTGTCGCTTCAGATGGTAAATTATTAGCTCGTTTCGATAAAGTCGACAGCATGCTCGCATATCTAAAGGTGCTGGAGTACCTATGTGCAGGAGCCCACCGTATCGAAGCTAAGAATATCGAAGCGGAAATCACAAGTTTTGTGGGTGGTGTAATTAAAACAGCAAAGATTGATGCATCTATTATTAATTGGATAGGAGATGTTAATTAATGGTATTGTTAAATGGAAATTGGCAAGTTGTGGAATCCACAACACGATCACCTGGTGCCGCAAGGGTAACTTACGAATTACAAGCGCGAATCAATCCGCAATACCATAGTGTCGAGTTGAATAGGGACTATGTGGAAATCCAAGTTACTTACTCAATGAATGTCGGTTATATCTATTCAGGAACTTGGAATTTTTCTGCAACCGGATGTTCTGATGTTTTGGGTGGTGGAACACTTAACGGAAGCGGTACGTTAATCAGTGGTGGCTTTTGGGCTTACCACGACAACAACGGAAACTATTCAACAAGTATTTACGCAAATTTAAGTTTTTACTTCTCTGCCGCAAATGCATATTTATCGGGTGTTGTTGAATTGCCGAATATACCACGATCAAGTGGTGCTTCATGGAAAGACAATAAAAACCATGTCAAATTGGACGGTAAAGATACACTTAAATTAATACTAGATAAAAAGGTTGATAAATACCGGCACTCACTCGTTTGGGTGGTTGGCGACAGCGGACCGAAATGGCTTAACACTAACGACATTGACACTGAGTATGTTTTCAGACCAACCGAAGAAATGATTAAGTATGCAACAGATACAAAATCGGTGTATGGATATTTAGGTGTTGGAACATATTCAAGTGGCGCGAGTGATGCCACGATGATTGGTACAACTACGATCGGCTTTTTCATCGACCTTCCTGAAGAAAAGTACGGTCCTGTTATTAGCTCTACAACTGTAAAAGAAATTGGAAACACAAAGGTTCCTGAAGATAAAGTGTTTAGGTACTTGTCAAAAAAGAAGCTGTCCATGCAAGCAGAAGTACGAGGCTTTGCTACTGTTAAGAATGTGTATGTAATGCACAATAAACAACAGTATCCTTTATCCCTCACAGAGGGCTTGTATAGCACTGATTTAGAGGGTATGACTGATGGAGATATACAATTCGTCATCGAAGACAGTAGGGGCTTTAAAACGATACGAAATTGGCATGGAACCTACGTTCCGTACTTCTATCCTTCCATAACGGATTTCAACGCAGAGCGAGATAATCCGACGGTTAATGAAGGATATGCAAATGCCAAAGGTACCTTTTTTAACGGTGAGAATAATCAGTTAAAAATAGTAATTAAAGACGAGCAAAATCATAGCGTTAATTGTTCGTACACTTCTAACGGAAATAATGTAATTGTTAAGCAACGTGTAAGTGGATATAGCTACGATAAAAACTATAAACTTACGCTTACTATTACGGATTATTACGGTCAGTCTACGGAGCGTACTTACACACTTTCCGGTAACCTTTGGGCAATGATTCTTGGAAAGTTAACTGCAAGCTTTCACATGCTGTGGATTCGTCGGAACGGAAATAATCCCTGTGGAATTTATAACGAAGGGGATATGACGACGGAAGGGACCACATACGCAAGAGGGAAGTTAATTCTTGGCAAAGATAATGACTTCATGATAACCAAAACATTTACTACCAATGTAGTAGGGTTACAAGGAAATCAAGCTGCCTATGCGTATGTACCGTATGCAATTCCCGAAGGATATGCACTAGTTGATTTTTATGATGCATGTACAACAGCATGGCACGGCTGCACAATAAGAGCGAACGATGAATCACGAAAAACGGTAATCATATACGTGCAGAATTTATCTAATACAGAAGTTACACCAGCGGCAACGGTTTATTTAAAAGGACTATTCGTCAGAAAGGAGTCAAAATAAACATGGCACAAATTGTTTTAAATAACGGGCACCTTTATACATTAGATTTCATTCGACCTAATCAGATAGGTAAGAGCTGCAAGCTGGAAGATATTAAAATGATAATCGAGGACATGGCCCAGGAGAATATATCCGGAGCAATAGTAAAAGACGAGCCAGGGCTAACGAAGATGGGCAATCTAAAGCTGAATAGTTTTAGCGTTGATTACAATTCTAAAAACGAAAAATATAGCATCACTATTTTCTTCGACGAAGTTCCACAAAGCGAAATAGATCTGGCCAAAGAGAGAGCAAAGAGCGAAGCGTTGCGATTATGTGCAGTCGCTGGTCTGAATGTTCTCTCTCCGAAATTTGTTATCCAATGGCGAGAATTTTTGGATCCCTGGAACGGTTATAAATTCCCTTATAAAAAGGGCGAGCGCTTCCAGTATAAAGATAAGCCGTACGAGGTTATAGAGGACGTTGTCTCCAGCAATAACGAGCCGCCAGAAAAAGCACCACGTTTTTACAAAGAGGTTACAGCGGAAGCACCGAGCGAAGAGTACGACAAGAATAAGACGTACCAGGCAGGAAACATCGTTCACTACAACGGTAAGTTGTGGATTTCAAGATGGAACGACAACCGCAACCATGATCCAGGCATATCTTCAGCGTGGAAAGAGTGGGATGGAAAATAAAAATTATTAAGGCTATTAAGGCGACCAATGCGGCCGCCTTTTTAGATAGAAAGAAAGAGGAAAAATAAAAAATGAATGCATTTTCACAGTTAGTTATTATTGCAGTATTAGTAGAGGCTATTTGGGAGAACGTCAAACGCGTATACTCAGATAGCAAAGTAGACACAAGTGTTATTGGCTCTTTAGCCGTTTCAATTGTAGTTTGTGTATCTACGGGTGCTGACATTTTCCCATTAGTTGGAATGCCACTAGCAGTTCCTTTCTTAGGTTCTGCTCTAACTGGTATTGTTACAGCTCGTGGAGCAAACTTTGTTAATGATCTGTTCACTCGTTTGAATGGATCAAAGGGGGCAGCATAAATGTTGAGAGTAATTGATATATCATCGCATCAGGGTAATATTGTTGCTGGTGCAGTAGATTGTGACGCCGTTATTTGTAAGGCAACAGAGGGCACTGGGTATGTTAATCCATTTTGCGATGAACAATATCAGTCTGCCAAAGCCGCCGGAAAGCTTTTAGGCGTATATCATTACGCAAGTGGCGGAAATCCAGAAGCTGAAGCAGAGTTCTTTGTTAACAATATCCAAGGTTATTTACATGAAGCTATCTTAGTATTGGACTGGGAATCTGGAGATAACGCTGCTTGGGGCGATTCTAGTTGGGTCGCTCGTTTCTGTGCACACGTAGTAGCACTTACTGGTATCAATCCTATGATTTATGTGCAGCGCTCTGCAGCCAATCAATGTGTTGGACTAGGAGATTATGGTATTTGGTTAGCAGAATATCCAGACTATGCAGCACGTGGTTGGGGTGATTATGTAGAACCAAATTATTCCGGCGACTATGCAATGCATCAGTTCACATCATCTGGCAGTATTGCTGGATATGGTGGACCATTGGATTTAAGCTTATTCTTCGGTGATGAAAACGCTTGGAAAGCTTACGCAGGAGCTACAGGTCAATCAGTACCTGCACCTCAACTACAAGCACAAGCACAAGTTCAGACATACGAGCAACCAGTAGCACAGACTGATGGCACAACATACATCGTACAACCTGGAGATACGTTAAGCGGTATCGCTGCAAGATATGGAACGACATATCAAATCCTGGCTGCAATTAATGGCATCTCTAATCCGGACATTATTCATGTAGGAGATCGCATTGTGATTGATGGCGTAGTGTCAGCACAATCATCTGATGTTGAATATTATACTATTCAGCCAGGTGACACATTGAGCGGAATTGCTGCGAACTACGGGGCAACGTGGCAGTGGCTGGCAGAGATCAACGGAATTGATACTCCGGATTTAATCCATCCAGGTACTACAATTCGTGTTCGATAGGTGGTGTTGCTATGGCACTAAGAGATTTATTTGCATTGATGGAGTTTAAAGATTTAGTAAGTGCTTTAATTTCCGTCGTATTTGTAGGATCAGTTTTTATTCAAATCGCACCAATTAAGGTAAATCCTTGGGATAAGTTACTCAAATGGGCAGGTGATCGCATCAATCATAACGTTAACCAAAAGATAGACACCCTCGAGAAAAAGTTAGACGATCATATCGCTACCGATACTGCACGTCGAGTTGATGATATCCGAAATACTATCTTAGTTTTTGCGAACGAATGTTCAAGAGGTATCGTTCACAGTAAAGAACAGTTCAGATTCATTGTTTCGAAATGTGATGCCTATGAGCAGTACGTAGAAGACAACCATCTAAAAAATGGTGTAATTACTGAAGCTACACGATTGATAAAGGATACTTATCAATCAAGATTAAAACATGATGATTTTCTAAAATAGTTATAAAGCCTACTCTCATTGCGAGGGTAGGCTATTTTTTGTGGCACCCAGTTTGGCACCATTCTATTATAAATACATAAAAAATTATAAACACAGACAGTCATAAATCGCTAAAAATAGATAAAAATAACATTTGTCATTAACCATTATATATATGCCATTGATTCTCATCACTCGCTCCATAACATTCAAAAGCCCTATTTTAAGGGCTTTTCTTTATATGTGGCACCTTTTTGGCACCCTTTTCGCATATTTTCGATTGTTTCGTTCAGAAATTTGTCAGTATCCTTTAGTAAGTGAGTGTATGTCTGTAGTGTTTGCTCGATGGATGCGTGACCTAATCTCTTGGAGACTGCCACAATATTTACGCCACTGTTAATCAGAATCGTAGCGTGGCTGTGCCGTAGGTCATGAAGACGGATTTTTTTGACTCCTGAAAATTCTATTGCTTTTGTGAATCTTTTTTGTATCTGAGTGATAGGCAGGCTTGTTATGCCACCGAAAAGGAAATCACCGTCAACATCCAATAATGGTTGTAATCTCTCTCTTAGATCATCGTCAATCCATACTTTTCGCGACTGCTTTGTTTTGGTAGGTTTTAAGCCGTTTACGAAGTGTTTGATGCTGGCATGAATATTTAACCAATTACCATCAAAATCGCTCTTCTGCAGTGCCATAATCTCACCACGGCGTGCACCAGTCCAGAACAACGTTTCAAAGAAGAGAGCATAGAGCGGACTATCGACACAGGATAGAAATTGATTGAACTCATCGACAGTCCACACGTTCATTTCTTGCATTATTTCTTTATCCGTCTTTTTAAGGCGTTTTAGGATAATGCTGTTATCAACAACGTTGTATACAGTCGAGTAATAGCGAAATACGCCCTTAACGAATGAAATGGTATCATTCTTTATCTTTGTTCCGCATTGGTCGCTATTAGCGAGCTCTGCGCGCCATGCAACGAGTTGTGCACGTGTGATTGATTTGATAGGCCGTTTATACAAGTCCGCAAATCTTCTTTCAAAAGTAACATGGTGGCGGCGGATTTGCTCTTGTGATGGCAGTGCATACTCTTCCCACTGATTAGCTACTTGTTCAAAAGTTAAATCGCTTGGATCATTCCCTTGTTGCATTGCTTCAGCTTCATAGATCTTGGCTTCACGCTTTGTTTTGAAACCGCGCTTCTTCTTAGTACGCTGTTTAAGCGTAATAGGGTCGCGATATTTGACCTGTACGAAATACGTTTTTCTGACTTCGTCATATCCGATCATGCGTTGCCTCCTTCCTATGATTTTCTATAGTTATTTCCAAAGTAATCAGCAAATGCTAGATGCAGTACATCCATCAGATGTTCTCTTTCAGTCGGTGACATCTTGTAGAGTGCTGATTCGATTTCATCAAGATACTTTTCAATTTGTTCCATTATTACGCTCCTTTATGATAAAATTGTGTACAGTAAAAGCACATTGGAGTGAGTTTACTGCCGTCCGACTGTTGGTAGCAGTCGGTCTTTTTTTATGCATATGCAGGTACGATCGAGTTCATCTTGTCTACTTGATATAGGTTAAGACGAACTTGCGCGGCCGAAGGACTGATTCCGAAGAACTGACTAAGAATGTCTATTTGCAATGGAAGTTCGGCACCTTCGATAACATCAACTGGTGACAAAATATTTCTAGCAAAACAGTTAGCACAGTTCTCTTCAAAATCAGTTGTTGCTAATTGGCCAGTATGGTTAAGAAATAGGTGACCGAGCTCATGTGCTATTGTAAAACGTTGGCGAGCTGGATACTGACCCTTATCGTTGTAGTAAATTTGCATAATGCCAGAGCGTGACCCTTTTGTCGAAAAACCATAAGGATAGGCATGCTCAATTAACTGCTGATCAGCCGGACTTAACGAAGAATACTTAATCAGCTTTATGTTTGGAAAATATAGAGGCAGCTGTGTTAGTGGGTCGAAAGGGTACTTGATGTTTACCTCTTTTCGAATTGTTGATACGGTCTGATAAACGGTTGTGTAGTGCGATTCAGTCATTAAAGTGCTCCTTAAATAATCTCTTCAGGATTGACATCATTTCATCGCGTTCCTCGTCAGTCATTTCATTAGCTGCCCTACCAAAAGCATAAATGTCTTCTTGAATGTCTTGTGGTGCATTACTTATGAATTTATATAGAGCATTAAAATCTTGATGTTGAGCAGGCTCACTATCGTCATAGCCAAGAGGATAAGATGGCTTAACGTTTAGCGCAGTAGCCAATATATAAATCTTATCTTGTTTAGGAACGTACTTTCCGTTTAGCCAATCGCTAATTGATGATGGGGATATACCAGTTTTTGCAGATAAGTCTGACTGTGTTATGCCATTCAGTTTTATCGCTTGTGCTAGTTTCTCACTAAAGTTCATGTTGTTCATATTTAATCCACCCTTTGTCTATATATAATATAAAGAAAACCGAATAAAAAAACAAGAAAATTGTATAATATTTTCGGAAAACCGTTGACATGTCAAAAAAACAAGATATACTGAGAATTGTAAATACGGAAACCCGTATAACAGAAAGGAGGTCAAATTGTGATGACCAAGAGCGTATTTGATTATTCAAAGTTGCGAGGACTCCTTAGAGAAAACTCCATGACACTCGCAGATTATGCAGGACTTATCGGAATCTCCAACACAAGTTTATACGAACGACTCGCAAACAAAAAAGCATTCACTCAGGCCGAGATTGATGTTACAAAGCGCAAGTTCAATTTAAGCGCCGGCCAAGTGGATCTTATTTTTTTCACTACTATTACGGAAAACCGTATTTAAAAAGGAGGATAAATGAACAAGCAAAAAATAAGAATTGAGGACTATGACGGAATCGGAAGAATCTTTATTGATGACGTAGAACTACAAAATGTTGTTGGCTACGAATTAAAAAGATGTGCTTCTGAAACAACACATCTATTGATTCGAATCGTTACAAATGAAAAAGATTTAGATTTGAATTTTTCCACTAATAACATTCGCAATGATTTGAGCGGCAATGTTTGAAAGAAACGAGACAGACACAGAACCTAATTTGATGGCGGTTTCTTTAGTCTTATTCCAAACAGTATTACTTCGTACGTTGTCTAAGAATTGATGGCCATTCCAAGTGATAGAATTGATTACCACTTTCATGTGACCACTAAGGTCGACTGTAGTATTGCCGATAAGGTATCCCGCTTCAATTAGCTTTGCACAAGTGTAAGTGACATCACTGCTATTGTAGTTGATCTCGATGTTTGAACATTCGAGAAATGACACAAGTTCTAAATTTTCTTCTAAAAATAGCATAACGTCTCTCACACAATCAGCATTCAATCGCATTATTATTTACCTCCTTTTAATTTCAATTATAGGAGGCTAGGAAGGAAAAAACAAAATGGATAAGAAAGTTTACGAAGATTTGTTGTATGTGGAACTGCCAAACCTAGTTAACAGAATTCTAAAAGAGAAAAGCAAGCCTACTAGCTACAGCACTGCATTCGACAAGGCTGTTTTAGAAATCAGCAAAGTTGTCAATGCTGAATTCAAAGCCGCAGAAGTTGCATTCAAGATTGTTAGCCAGCAATAGAAAGGAGTCGCAATGAAAACAACAGCAACGCCGCAAGAAATTCTTGCTAAGACGTATCTGAATATTTCGGATATTCAAGCATTATTGGGTATGACTAGAGAACCAGCAAGAGCCTTATTCAAGCAAGTTAAGAACATCGAAACTGAGAAACTTGGAAAGTTTGATGTTTGGCCAAACATGATTCAAAAGGATAACTTACTGAAAGCTCTGCATATCTCTCGAGAGGTACTGCTTAAAGATTTAGAACTACGAGAAGCAAACAAAAAAAGCGCTCAATCCGTCGAAAGTAAGGGCGCTTAAGTGACATCCACAAAATGTCACTACCATTTTAACACAGAAAGGGTAGAACAATGAAAACAAATAAAATTAGCGACAAAGTATTCAAACTAGGAATTTGCATTTTCTACGCAGTATTGCTTGTAAAGGTCATCGCATTCGTTCTAGGTGTGGACCTATGAGAAAGCTTAAAGCAATGAAGAGTCATTTTAAAAATAACGGTCGTTTCGCTAAGCGTGATGCATGGCTGAAAGACGTTGAGATTGTGCCATATGACGGCCCTGATTTTAACCGCCAGTACGTCGAAGCTTTAGAACGAGTTGAGAAAATCAAAAATCTAGATTGGAGTGCAGAAAATGAAAACGGACAACCAGCGTAGAGAGTTCGAGTTTGCGCTCGAAACGTTGCTAAAAGCATGTGATAGCAAAGTCAAATCTGTAAAAGTGAACTGGGATGAAAATGACACAGAATTTCGTGAGTCTGCAGAGTCGGTAACAATCACGTACAACAATGATTACAAAAAAGAAATAAACATCGCTTATTGTTCATGGAAAGCAATAGCGTTTACAACAATTCATCGTTCATAAAAGGAGGAAAGAAAAAAATGAGTGAACCAAACTTATTTGAAGTTGGATATCAAATGCAAAAAGAAGAACAACAAGAAACCGTAAAAATAAATAGTTTAGAGTTAGAAAACGTGAAACGCGTTAAGGCGGTCAAATTAGAGCCTACAGCAAGTGGTTTGACTGTGGTTGGGGGAAAGAACAACCAAGGGAAAACAAGCGTGCTAGACGCGATTACGTGGGCACTAGGAGGCGAGAAGTATAAGCCATCACAGCCAGATCGTGAAGGTTCAATGATTCCACCAAAGCTTCACATTGAATTGTCTAATGGAATCGTAGTGGAGCGCTCAGGAAAGAATAGTGCATTAAAGGTTTTAGATTCAACAGGAGCGAAAGGTGGCCAAAAACTACTAGATTCATTTATCAGCACATTTGCTTTGGATCTACCGAAGTTTATGAATTCGACAACAAAGGACAAAGCTAACACGTTATTACAAATTATCGGGGTTGGAGATAAGCTATCGATTTTCGATAAACAAGAAGCTGAACTTTATAACCGTCGCACAGAGATTGGTCGTATTGCTGACCAAAAGAAAAAGTATGCTGACGAGATGGTTCAGTGGGATGGCGTTCCTGATGAAATCGTCAGTGCTGCAGAGCTTATTCGACAGCAACAAGAGATTCTTGCGCGCAATGGCCATAATCAAGAATTGCGCAATCAAGTTAAAAATCTTGAAGCACAGAAAACATTGCTAGAACAACGCATTGCAGAAACTACTAAAGCTTTAAACGCAATGCAAGAACAAATGACCGAGATTGCAAATGATTTAGTTATTGCAAACACAAACGCTAAGGACCTGCAGGATGAATCAACTGCAGAGCTTGAAACAAGCATCGCCAATATTGATTCTACGAACGCTAAGGTTCGCGACAACTTAAATAAACAACGAGCACAGGCTGAAGCAGAGGAGTACAAACTGCAATATGGCGATCTAACAACACAACTTGAAAATGTTCGCAAGGCACGCATGGAGTTATTAAACGAAGTTGAAATGCCACTACAAAATCTATCTGTGGATAATGGTGAGTTAGTTTATAAAGGTCAACGCTGGGACAATATGTCAGGCTCTGATCAACTAAAAGTAGCTACAGCTATTGTCAGAAAAACAAATCCAAAATGTGGTTTCGTTCTCCTGGATAAACTTGAGCAGATGGATATCGATACCATGACCAAATTTGGTCGTTGGTTGCAGGAAAACAATCTGCAAGCAATTGCGACAAGAGTTTCTACAGGTGATGAGTGCTCAATCTTTATTGAAGATGGCTATTCAGTTGATAAGTCAGGAAATAAAACTGCAGATACTGAAATCAAGCCTGCAGGAGCATGGAAGGCAGGTACGTTCTAATGTTTGAAATCAATACAGGAGTTGTGAAAACTCCACTAAAAGTAATCATCTATGGTACGGAAGGTGTTGGTAAAACAACGCTAGCAAGTAAGTTTCCTAAGCCGCTATTCATCGATGCAGAGAATGGTTCCGGAGCTCTTAACGTTGCACGTTATCCATATCCGACTTCTTGGCAAATGCTAATGTCAGAAGTTCAAGAGTTTCTAAACAATCCACAAGGATACAAAACACTAGTTATTGACTCAATCGACTGGGCAGAAGCAAAAGCTATTGAAATGATTTGTGCAGGCATGAAGGTCAATGGTATCGAGGATATTGGATGGTCAAAAGGTTATACCTACTTAAATGAAGAAATGGGTAGATTGCTCAATCTTTTGACAGAAGTTATCAATCGTGGTGTAAATGTTGTCCTGATTGCACACATGGTCATCAGAACGATCACAAAACCAGAAGAGACAGGTAGTTATGATCGCTATGAGCTAAAGCTAAAACAAGCTAAGAACGGCAATAACTGCCAACTGGTTAAAGAATGGGCTGACTTGATTCTGTTCTGCAATTACCGCGAGTTCTTAGTGGCCGACAAGACAACAGGCAAAAAGAAGGCAACTGGCGGAAAAGAAAGAATTATGTACACAGAACATGCAGCTACATGGGATGCAAAAAATCGCTTCGGACTTCCGGAAGTCCTACCACTAGATTTCAAATCGATTGCACATCTATTTAGTGACAACTATGAGGTTAAGGCAACTGAACAAATTAAAGAGCAACAGTCGCAGCAAACAGCAATAAACACCGTTACAACAGTGCAACAAACTGAACCTGCAGAACAACCAATTCCTGAAGTGAATAACTGGACAACAAATACAGATACGCATTTATCAATTGATTCTACATGGAAGCCAACACCATACACTGCTGAAGAAGAAGCTATCATGGCTGAACTGCCAAAAGCGCTAACCGACTTAATGAAGTCTAAGCAAGTGCACCCATCAGAGATTCAACGTGCAGTATCGATAAAGGGATATTTCACAAAAGATACTCCAATCAAGAATTATGATCCTGAATTCATTCAAGGATGCTTGATTGGAGCATGGCCAGCAGTAATGGAACTGATTCAAACAGATAGAGATTTGCCATTTTAACATAGGAGGATAAAGAAAATGACACAGTATAACAACAATTATCAAAATCCATATGCGCAAAATGCATATGGCCAACAGGCAGCACCACAACAACAGAGCGGAGAATTGATGGATGGAATGACAGTCTCTGCTGCAGATTTAGGAGACTATGACAAAGGGTACGTTTTACTTCCAGAAGGAACTTATGATTTCACGGTAGTTGATTTAGATGAAACACGTTATCAACCTGGTCCAAAGAGTTCAGGAAAAATCGGACCATGCAAGCAAGTTATCTTGACATTACGTTTTAAGGATCCAACAGATGGTAGCGATGTTGATTTAAAACACAATTTATACATGTACAACAATCAAGGTTGCTTAGGCATGATTGCATCATTCTACGATGCTGTTGGCATGCATAAGAAAGGTGAACCAATCACATTTGATTGGAGAAAAGAAGTTGTGATTGGGAAGCGTGGACGTGCTGAAATTAATCACCGCAAGGGCAGTGATGGTAAGAGCGAATATAACAATATCAAGAAGATGTTACCGCTTGAAGCAATGCCTACAGCTGGCAACCCTACACCTAACGCAGGGAACTGGTCTAACGGTCGCTTCTGATGGAGCTTAGACCGTACCAGGAACAAGCAAGGCAGGCAATTGAAAAGGAATGGGCGAGCGGAGTCAAGAACACTCTGCTCGTTCTTCCTACCGGTTGTGGTAAAACGGTCGTTTTCTCAAAAGTAATTGAGGATCAAGTTAAAGAAGGCAAGCGAGTGCTAGTAATGGCACATCGTGGCGAACTACTTGATCAAGCTGCAGATAAACTCCACAGAATGACAGGACTTACATGTGCTGTAGAAAAAGCAGACCAGTCATGCATAGGCACATGGAATCGTGTTGTGGTTGGTAGCGTTCAATCACTTATGCGACCTAGCCGTCTTGCTAAGTTCAATAAAGACTATTTTGATGCAATTATTGTCGATGAAGCACACCATGCAGTTTCAGACACTTATACACGCGTTCTAGAGCACTTTGACCAAGCAAATGTATTAGGTGTCACTGCAACACCAGAACGCTCTGATATGCGCAAATTAGGCAGTCTATTTCAATCATTAGCGTATGAGTATTCGATCGTACAGGCAATCAAAGAAGGGTACTTGTGCAAAATAAAAGCGCAAACCGTCCCACTCAAGATTGATATGAACAACGTTTCTGTTACTGCAGGTGATTTTTCGGCAAACGAAATAGGAACAGCGTTAGATCCATACCTTGAGCAAATCGCTACGGAAATGGAAACAGTTTGCAAGAATAGAAAAACAGTTGTGTTTCTACCACTGATTGCAACTTCACAGAAGTTTAAGAACATTTTGATTAACCATGGATTTAAAGCTGCAGAAGTAAACGGTAATTCGGACGATCGCGAACAGATTCTCAGAGACTTCAACGATAACAAGTATAACGTTATCTGTAACTCAATGTTACTTACTGAAGGATGGGATTGTCCTGATGTAGATTGCATCGTTGTGTTACGTCCAACAAAGGTTAGAAGTCTTTATTGTCAGATGGTAGGGAGAGGAACAAGACTTTCCCCAGGTAAAGAAGATTTGCTCATTCTAGACTTCCTATGGCTGTCTGAAAGACATGAGCTCTGCAGACCTGCAGACATCATCTGTACGGATAAAGAAGTGGCCAAAAAGATGACCGAAAATCTTGCGGAAAGCGGCTGTCCTGAAGACATTGAAGAAGCAGAAAAAGAAGCATCATCAGATGTACAAGCACAAAGAGAAGAAGCCCTAAAGGCACAGCTCGAAGAAATGAAGACACGCAAGCGTAAGCTTGTAGATCCATTGCAGTTTGAGATGAGTATTCAAGCTGAAGATTTAACTGGATATACACCTTCATTTGGATGGGAAATGGCACCAGTTAGCAAGAAACAAAAAGATGCACTAGAGAAGTTTGGAATCTTTGCTGATGAAATTGAGAATGCCGGAAAGGCAGCGTTGATCATGGATAGATTGCAGAAACGTCGTGATGCTGGACTATCTACACCTAAGCAGATTCGTTTCTTAGAAGGACGCGGATTTGCACATGTAGGGACGTGGGAATTCACTGATGCAAATAATATGATCGCACGCATTTCTGCTAACAACTGGAGAATACCGTCAGGAGTTAACCCTGCAGAATATACGCCAAAAGGAAATTAGTATATGGAAGATAGATTAGAAGATTTAAGCGCAGCACTTGAATATATAGATCCAAGCTTATTGAACTACCAAGAGTGGTGCAATGTAGGTATGGCTCTGAAATATGAAGGTGCTTCAGTAGACATGTGGGATAGATGGTCATCACAAGATGGTGGCCGCTATCATGCAGGCGAATGCGAAAAGAAATGGGATTCATTTATCAATACCGGAATCACCGGTAATACCATCTTTAAGATGGCAAGCGAAAATGGGTATATTTCTGCAGATTACCAACCAATCATAAAAGGTGGTGCAAGGGAATTGTTCGATGGCGAAACTGTTGAATTTAACTATCGTGTCATCGATAAAAGCATGATGGATTATGAGAAGCTACCTGAAGTCAAGAATTGGAATCCAGTTGAAGACATCAGAAAGTATTTATCAGTAATCTACGCACCTAACGATCATGTGGCTTATTGTGTCAAATGTTTCCAAGATCAGGATGGCAAGTATCATCCTGGTCAAAGAAACTACGACAGAACTGCCGGTAGATTAATGGATGAATTGGACCATGCTAACAAGATTGAAGATGTGTTCTATGATTACGACCACAATTGTGGCGCATGGATTAGTTTCAATCCTATGGATGGTGGCGGTTGCAAGATCGACAATATCACAGATTTTAAATATGCACTGGTTGAATCGGACACCCAAAATATCGACATGCAGTACTCGCTTATGACAAAGCTAGAATTACCGATTGCAGCTTTAGTGCACTCAGGCAACAAGAGCATTCATGCAATTGTGCGTATCGAAGCATCAAATGAGAAAGAGTATTCCAGACGTGTAGATTACTTATTCAAAGTATGTAAGCAAAACGGTTTGGATGTAGATACATCAACCAAGAATCCAAGTCGTTTAAGTAGAATGCCTGGCTTCGAACGTGGCAATAATCGACAGTATCTAATTGCAACCAACATCGGTAAGGAGTCCTGGAATGACTGGGTAGAATACATTGAATCAATTAACGATGATTTACCTGATCCAGAGAGTCTTGAAGACGATTGGAGTAATCTTCCTGAATTAGCGCCATGTTTAATCAATGACGTGCTCAGACAAGGCCATAAGATGCTTATAGCAGGGCCATCTAAAGCTGGTAAATCATTTGCATTGATTGAGTTAACGATTGCGATTGCAGAAGGATGTAAGTGGCTTAATAAATGGGATTGCGCACAAGGTAAAGTTTTATATATCAATCTTGAATTGGATCGCGCCAGCTGCTTACACAGATTTAAAGATGTGTACGAAAAGTTAGGAATTCAAAGACCAAACCTAAGAAATGTTGAAATATGGAATCTACGTGGTAATGCTGTCCCAATGGATAAGTTAACACCTAAGTTAATCAGACGTGCACAGAAGAAGAACTACATCGCAGTAATCATTGACCCAATCTATAAAGTCATTACAGGCGATGAAAACAGTGCAGAACAAATGGCTAAGTTTACTAATCAGTTTGATAAGGTAGCGAGTGCATTAAACTGTGCTGTTATCTACTGTCACCATCACTCAAAAGGCTCACAGGGTAGCAAGAAGTCAATGGATAGAGCCAGTGGTTCGGGAGTGTTCGCACGCGATCCGGATGCAATGATAGACCTCATTCAGATACCATTAAACGATGGTGTAACAGAACAGCAGATAAACAAAGCTGTATGTGATGAATGGGCAAGAGTCATAAAGCAATACAGTCCAGAATACTACGAAACGATTCCGTATGATGATTTTATGAGCAGAAAACAAATGGGTGGCCATTTGTATGATTCTGTGACAATCAAGAAAAAACTCAATGATAAGCAGATTGAAATCATCACACAACAAGCAGAGTTAAAGGCTTCACAAATGACAGCTTGGCGCGTTGATATGACGCTTAGAGAATTCCCTAAGCCGCAGCAAACTGACATATGGTTCAACTATCCGATTCATACAGTCGATACAACAGGAGTGCTTGCAGATATTCCACTTGATGAAGAGTTACCTTCATGGCAACGTGCAATGAAAGCAAGAAAAACGCCTGAAGAGAATTCAAATCAACGGTTAAATGAGTTTGGAATTGCGTTTGAAAATCTGTCACAAGAACATGATGAAGTGACTATCGGAATGCTTGCAGATGAATTAGTAACTACGAAAGCAACTGTTTGGAATCGTTTAAAAGAAGCGAAGCATTTATATCAAACAAAATCACTTGGAAGAGGAAAAGAAACGGTTGTCACAAAAAGAGAACAACCTATCAAAAATACATAAAACTTAATTTTTTACAGGTTGTATATGCATAACCTATAAAATGTAAAAATAACATGTTTTTTTGATATCAAAATAACCTGTAAAAAAAATGTATATAAATA